ATAAAGTTATAATTTTCAGGGTCTGTTACTTTATAACCTAATGTAATTAAATAATTGTCTGGTACTTTAATATCGGGTTTATAATACATTAATGCATCATGTTCTAATACAATACCAACTTCATCATCACCTTCTGCTATCTTTTTCCAAATGGCTGCGTGACCAGCTGAACATGTATTTGCTTTATGTTCTGCAGTTGGATGGTCAATATGCATCATAGGTTCGTAAAACTTCATCTTAATACCAGTTTGACACCAAGCCATACGACCAGTACAATTAGACCAACCTTCAAAGTATTCCCAATCTAAATCAATAACATCACATGTCTCTGCACACATCTTTGCGTACTTGCGTGATATTGGATGATCATGTGTTAATATATAAGCTTTCAAAATTTTACCTTTTCATATTTGTTTTCTTCTGCGTATTCGTTAATTCTTTGTTGATGTTTTAACGAAGGAGTTGGAAACTCTCTACACATGTTTTCAAATGATTTATGTTTTCTTGTATTTTCAGGATTTGGGTGTGGTTTAAATTCAATAGTTGGATATTGTATTTTCATATAGTTAAATAACTTTTCTTCTTCATCCTCAATTCTATATTTAATATTTGGTCTACAACGCATTATGATTTCGTGAAACTGACATATACTATCAATTGCGTTTTCTACTGGGTTATTATTATTTAATCCAATAAATTGTTTTCTAAAATATGTAGAATCATAATTAAAATGCTTAACAATGTTTTCATAGCCAGGATAGAACTGTTGTCCGTCCCAACTATAACCATCTTTATCACACGGAGGTGATTCAGTATAAACAATAGAAGCAAGTGCAGTTTTTGGATCTCTTACATTATATACTAAATGATTATATGTAGGTCTTCTATCAAATCCTTTCTGCCACATATATGGTCCTTTAGGTTTAACTAATAACCAAGATACGATTCCCATACTTCCTGGAACTTCGTGGCCAACATCCAAACCCCAATCTGATAATACTTTACTTGTATAACCAGTTCCTGTTCTTGGATGGCCTAAACCTAATATTTCTATATGCTTCATTCTACGCCTTGGTGATATTGTTTTGTTGTTCTTGACATTGAAGGTGCTTGATCGAGAGCAGTTGAACCCCAATGTTGTTCTGCGTATATTTTACCTGGGCCATCATATCTTGGATAACCTGGTCTAAACCATTGAGGTATAAACATATAAGATGGAAAGATATGTAACATATGACGAGTGTCATCTAATAATCTTGCTAGGAAAAAGTTTCCTGTAGATTCGTGTGGCTTTGGATTTAATTGATTTGGTTTGAGAGTATGTAGTTTTCTCAATATAACATCAAGGAATTTATTACCTGGGTTTGCTGCCATGATAGGAGATATAGATCTTGGTATTACATCTTCCTTTTCAAATACAGTATATGCAAGGTTTGGATCTTCTACAAATAATTCATCTACTCTATGATAACATTCTGAATCTGCTTCAGGCCAAAATCCACCTCTTTCATATATTAACTCATAACGAATTAAATCTGCTACTCCTGCCCAACAACGTTGCCTGTAGTACTCTTCAATTAAATGTTGATTGTACCATTTACGCTTATGTAACATTTCATCTGTGAAGACTGAGTATTCCCAATCAGGATGTTTATTAGGCCATGTATTCATCCACTTCAATGGAGCAGGATTAGGACCAATCCAAATGTGAGTCATCTTCTTCTCAATGTTCATAATCTTTTAATGTATCTCATTGCTGCAGCTGCGTTATCATTAGAGTCTAAATTTATATATCCGATATTAAGTCGGTCAAACTGTTCTATAATTGCGTCATCAATTTCTTTACATTCTTGAAGATCTTGAGCTCGACCTTGTTGGTCAAAATCCTCAGGTCTTGTTAACATAAAGTTAATATTATAATCGTATAAGCAATAACACTCAAAAGCCATTTGGTCAATTAGATCTGAATAGATTGCTTCACCGTATCTCTCACGATATATTGGACTTAAGAGTACAGGACTATCGGTAATAATATAATCTACCTTATCGGATAATCGTAATATCTTTCTGTGTTGATGACCGAGTACCCAAAGTTGATCTGCCAACATTGGTATGTTACCTTCCCATACGCACTCTTTAGCAAACTCATCTGTCAGTTCGACATTGTAGCCTGCGATTTTCATTTGATAGAATAAACCTGCAGCAGCGGTTGATTTACCAGATCCTGGTCCGCCGTAAAAGTTTATGACTGTGACGTCTTTCATTGAGGATCACCTTATTCATATTGTAGAGTTTATATTATAACAAACTTAGGTCCTAATGTCAACTGATTCCTTGACTGTTCCTATAATCATAGAAGTCTTTATTTACTTCACCTGCGATTGCTGTCTTGCCTGTTTGTCGACATTTAATATAAGTCTTTTGAGTTCCACCGCCTGGTTTAGTAAATGTTCTAACGCCTGCGGAGATCACTCCTGGAGTATCAGAATAAGTATCAGCTGCAGTTGCCGCGTTGTCGTATTCCCATGCTCCATTGCTTCCTGGTATTGTTACGAATGCCATTATTTTTGCCACCCTTTAATATATTTGTCTGAGAAGTTAGCTTGACTGAATCCCATACGATCCACGATCTTTAATGCGTTCTTACCATAATGGTCAATCGCAACAAATCCTTCTTGTCCTGTAACTTCAAATCCTTTTGTTGTTTTAAGTAAAGTACGAATGCCACCAACAGTGTTTAATTTAGCAATGATAACATATTTCATATCAACCAAAAGGTCGTATAATGTAAATATCTGTTGAAGCTTTCTTTTGTTCTTTTTATCAAAGATTGCCAATACTGCTGTGGCTTTATCCATTTGTGTTTTCTTACCAGCAGGAGTCTTACGCTTATCTGCTTCTTTCTGATAATATTGTTGTATGTATTTTTGTAGGTCAGTAACGAAAGCGGCAACTCCACCGATACGTTGGCCATCACGTACTTTTGAATTAATAAATGTATTAATCTTTTGATTTAAATCTGCGTTCGTTCCAAGTTCATTTAGAATCTTTGCATCTACTGTTCTGAATATTGAACCTGCTTTTGATAACATTGCTGTAAGATTATCAGTTTCTGTCTTTGTCATTGTTGCTGAACCTGACTTATCTTCAAACGTTGCGTCTACGTGCCAGACGTTTTTAACTTTCGCAAGTTTTGTTGATATCGCCATTCCAAAACTTGCAGACATTGTTTCAAGAGTTGATCCTGCGTATGTTGTGTGCCAGACCACGCCGATCTTTGATCCTGAAATTTTCTTACCGAGATCTGATGTTTTAGGTACCGCGTAAACAATGGTATTAGGATGGAAAGTAACACACGATTCTCCATCAATGTCTTCTGTTTTAAGATCGTCGTTCGTATATAAGAAATCACCTTGTACTACTCCTTCAATTCCAAGCTTGGCAAATTCTTTCAACGCAACTTTAAATTTGCTATTGAGTTCACCGCTTAGATCATTATCTATTTCTGCATTTGTTTTATATAATTTTGGAGATTTATTAAATACTCCTTTCTTGGCAACAAAGAACTTACCATCAGATGGATCAGTACCAGCAAAGATCGCAGGTGCACCATCCCATTTTGTTGTTAAACTAACTGGAGCCGTTGTATTGCCTGATAGCATATCACGCAAAGCTCGAAGGTAATTAATAACGTTTCTTGTACCAGTAACACCACCATCAATTACAGCATCTTCCAAATGCGTCATATGTAGATTAGCATCGGCCTCTGTAAGGAATTCGTTAAATCTTTTCATTATGTTTTAATCCTTAAGTTGCCTTTATGTTTAAAATCTATTTCTACCTTTCTTTTTACTTCCTTAGCAATATCTTTAAGAAGTTTTAAATCGTTCTTCATTACATCTTTCATTATCTTGTCTTTTACATCTTTAAGAATCATATCAATAATCAAAGCACGATTCATTGAAAGATCTGTACCTTCCTCAAGATCTAAATGTTCTTCTGCGTAAGACTTAATCCATTTCTTTGCTTTAGGATTTTGTATAACTTGTTTAGCAAATTTAGATGCCCACTTATATCCTGACATAACTCCTTTATCAAAATCAGCATCTTGGGAATTATCAATTACTTGAAAACTAGAACCAAACATACTTTGGAATGAACCGATGTTCTTTTGTACTTCTTTCCATAAAGTAATAACCTGAACCTTTGGTAATGATCTTGGTCTTGAGTCATTACGAGCAATCGCAGTATCTAAATCTGTATTAACATAAATCATTCCAACGTCATAACCAAGCGATCTTAATTCTTTTATTTGACCTTGTATCTTTGTTACATTCTTACCTGTACCATCAATAACTAAACCGAGACGGCCTGTAATATAACCTTGCATTTTCATAGCAGTAAGTTTCTTTGCCTTGTCTCTTATTTGTTGTCCTTGTGTTGAAAAGATAGTGTTAGGATCCATTGTTAGTTTAGCTTTGTTCATTGCCAACTCAAACGCATCGTCTGAATTAACAACTTTAAATCCAAGCGCGGGTAATCCTGTTCTACCAACAATAAAAGATTTACCTGAACCAGGTCCGCCTGCTAAAAAGATTGCTTTAAATATCGCAGGATCATTTGGTCCTTCATTAAATTCTTTAAAGCTTTTCATAATGAAATCTCTCCAGGTATATTAGAAGTAAACGATATTTGTAATCCAAGGAATTTCATTAAAGACCCAAACATCTTTTTACCTAATGCTGCAATTTTACTCAAGATTGCTTTGACCTTTTTCAAAACTGCTGTGATTGCTGATTTAACTTTATTTAATAAGCCTGTACCGATATTCTTTGCCGCGGCTGCCGCTTTCTTCAACATATCAAGAGGTCCTTCACAAAGATAATCTTCTGTTAATAAACCATTGACTGCACCAAGTTCTTCAAGTACAACATCTCTAAAGGTTTGAGTATCTTCTTTAATACCCAATCTCAATGAAGAATATGCTGGAGCACCACCTCCACCTGATTTAAAGGCAACGTATGGTTTTACTGTAGTTGCATACTTTTTAATAATAGGATCATGAATATTATTGATTGGTTCTAATACAACCTTTCCACCAATTTCAAATTTACCTAATAGGTTAGCAGCTGCTCTTGATTGTGGTGAACCAAATTTATGATTACCTGTAGAAGCTTCTAATACAACATACTTAGAAAACATTTTGTTTGCTTCATTGTCTTGGTTCATATATTGCATTAACATATCAGACAGTTCTTTATTTTGTTTATCCTTCTTTTGGAAATCAATAATTTCGTCTGTCTTTTCACCATCTTTTGCTTTTTGTTTTAAAGCAGTAACCGTTGTTCCTGATATTAAAGTATTCATCTTCTCTTCCATATTGGAGACAAGATCTGTAGCAAATTTCTTTTCGTTACCCATTTCAGTTAACGCAGCTTCTACAATTGCGATTGCTTCTTTCTTTTTGGCAGAAGCCAATTGAGAACCACCTGCTTTCTTTAATGATATCTTTTCTTTGAAATCAGAAGAAGCAATATCAGTCTTTGGAGTTTTATCTCTTGCTCCTTGTTTTGACCATATAGGTCCAAGACTAACTGAACCTATTGCACCACCTCTACCTGTTTGAACTAAAGCTGCAGCTGACAATCCTTTCCCAAAGTTTTTAGCAATTTGTTCGGCTTGAGTTTGATACCCAGTCCAATATTTCATTGCCACTTCTTCTGTAGCAGGATCTGTCTTTTGGTTGTTTAAATTATTATAGGCAAATACAATAAGGTCTTCCCACTCTGCACCAGATGGCATTCCGCCACCTTCTTTATGTTGAATAAAGGAACTGGATTTATAACCGATACCGCCTTTTAAATGGAGTATTTTTCCATCAGGAGCTTTTAGAAACTTTTCGTGGGTTGCACTATCTTTGCCTACGACAAGATCAGGTTTAGACGATGATCCTGTTACTTCGAATACATCGCCTTTCTTATAACCCATTTGAGTAAGCTCTGCGAAACCTTCACCTTTCCAAACAACCTTTGCACCAATGACATAGTCAGGTTTCATTATGGTTGCTTCAGCTAAATTGGCAAATGACTTAAACCTTTTCATTGAATACCTATAAAATTTGTAGTTTACTTTAGTTTTATTTATACAGATACTTAAGTTAAGGCAACATCTCCAAATACATTCTTACCACCAGGTTTCCGTTTGTTCAGTCTCATACCGATGTCGGTCTTGTCGAACACAGGACCGTCGTCATAATTCTGATTCTTTCCCCCAGGACTGCCACCTCCAGGACCATCTAAATTAATATTGTCTTGAGCAGAATCTTCAAGTTCATAGATCTTCATCTTTGCTCTTTCAATACCAACTAGGAATCTTCGATAATAACTAATGTCTCCCCAACGATTCTTCAACTGTTTAATCATCAGCTGATTCATTTCGTCAAGATATTCGGAACTGACCAAACCTAATATACAGTCAGCAGTATGAGTAATACCCATTGACTCAGATGTATTTGTTAGATCAACGTCGGAGTTACCATACGCATCTCTGTTATACTGAGAAGATGTAACGACAGCACAATTATATTCCATTGCCAATCCACGTACTTCTTCAGCAATTGATTTGACCAAAGTATAACTGTTAGCAGCTGCAGCACCTTTCACTCGAGCAGAAGAACAAATGTTCAAGTAATCGAGAAAGATAACATCAGGCTGAAAGTTCTTTTTGAGTTTGAGTTCGTTTAACAAATGACGGAAGTGACCGCTATGAGCAGATCCTGTTGGGAACTCCTTAATAACCAGTTTACCTGTTGTCTTTGTTTTATATCGGTTCATACGTTTCTCAAATACATCACGAGGTACTTCACCAACTTCGTCGAGAGTAATATCCATAATGTTTGCGTCAATACGACGACCGATTTCTTCAGCAGCCATTTCCATTGTAATATACAGAACATTCTTTCCATACATCAAATGATTTGCTGCCATATGACATTTAAGTAAAGATTTACCACCACCTGTCGTTGCCAACAGTACGGTCATAGATTTACGAGGTATGCCACCCTTTGTAATTTTGTTTAAGATTTCAATGTCAAAAGGAATACGTTCTTCAACTCTGTGATAATGTTCATAACGATCATCAACATCTTCAAGGAAGTCATGACCAACTGATTGGTCAAAGTTGATACCTAACGAATCCGAGAGCAATCCTGGAATTGCCCCCTTATCCATGTCGTTGTCTTGACTATCAAGAATCAGAATTGCTTTACGTATACTATTATATAAATCTTTGTCTTGACAGAACTTTTCAGTTTCATCAATCAAAAAATCCATATTGGTATCAACATCGATTGACATACTATCAACCAATTGATGAACACCTTGATACGTATCTTCGTTCAGATCCTTACGTTTATCAACAGCAATCTTTAAAGCTTCAAGTGAAGGCGGCTCCTTGTACTTTTCAAGGTACTCGGATGCCGTTTCAAATACTTTACGAAGAACAGTATCATCGAAGTAATCTTCTTTTAAATATGGAAATACCTTACGGCAATAGTCCTCATTCAGTATCAGATTCGATAAGATCGTCTTCTCGAGCATTGTTTCCCTCCACATTTTGCAGCTTGTATTTACGCTCTACATATTTACCAAACGATTCGTTTAGACATAACTCTTTGAAGAAATTATCATCATCTTCAATATCCTTACCTCTACGTTTCGGTTCAATAATTTCTCCAGTACTCAGATCAGTTAGATTATACCAACCTTGAGTAGCTTTTTGGATATGACCGGATTCAATCGCAAGATCCATTAAGGAACTATTCTTTTGAATACCTGAATCATATAATACCTTGAACGGTAACTTTGCTTTCTCTTTTACATATCTTGACTTTTCGATATTGATAGTAAACTTCCAACCTGCGAGGTCGGTACCATCTTTCTCTTGAGCCTTTGAAATAATAAAGATCTGATTCGCAGAATAGTAAATACCAGTACCACCAGAAATAATATTCTTTGGAAACAATCCAATTTCTTTATATGTATGGTTGACTGCGATACAAGGAATATCCTTAGTCGTCAATCTTGGTGTTATAATTCTGAACAATGATTTAAGAGCTTTTGCTCTCGACATATCAGCAACTGACTTTTCGTTTAATGCATCCTCAACTTCTTTCTTCGAAGCAAGGTTACCGATTGAGTCAATCATGATCATTACATTGTCACCTTTACCAACTTCATCTAAACGACCAACGATATCAAACTTTAATTGTTCAACATCTTCAATCGGAATATGAAGTACTCTGCTGGTATCAATATCAAAAGATTCCAAATATTCTGGTGTAATACCATATTCAGAATCGTATAACAAAGCAATACCTTTTGGGTACTTTTTCAAATAAGCCTTCATACAGTATAAGCCGAGTAAAGTTTTGAAACTTTTAGATTCTCCTGCTACAACTGTTAGACCTGGGATAAGACCACCTTTCAACGAACCACTGAATGCAATATTTACAATTGGTAGTTCTGTTTGAATAGGATCCTTATCTTTAAAGAAAGCGGAATCATTCAGAGCAGCTGCCTGCTTTACTGATCCTGCCTTCAGCATTTTATCGAGTAAACTCATATTTTATTCTCCACTTAGAATTTGATGTAACTTATCAGCAAACGCATCAAGTTTCTCATATCGGTTTGGCCAATATATGTAATCCTTTTCTGGGTTAGCTTTCAAGTTGTTTATTAAAGGAACTACTGCATCATACAATAACTGCGCTTTGGCTGCGTTTGATTCTGCGGTAGCGGATGAAGTTGTAGCAACTTCTTTGGCTTGTTGAACTACTTCGAGTTCATCAGCGTCAACAGCTGTGAAACCAAAATCGAAATCGAGAATGGTTGTTTCTTTTTCAATAGACATACGTCCTCCTTAAAAGAGGGGACCCGGAGATCCCCACAGTTGTTTAACTACGTGCCAATTCCTTAAATATACTAAGGTCATCATCATCATCACTAGCGGACGATCCTACTGAAGCTTCGGCGGTTGCCATTGCTGGTTCAGGAGTATCGTTTGACATACTGGATAAATCCAATTCGTCAGCAGTTTCAGTTACCGGTGCAGAAGCAGTCGGTTCATCATTTTGTAGATCAAGTACACGATACATTTTAGTTTTTAGTTCTGAGTAAGATTTGAAATTACTTTCAGATACTAATTCTTGTAGAGAATGTTGTTCTCCCCAAATTCTTTCCAATGCTTCATCATCTTCAGACAATGGAGTCGCAGGATCGAACTCAGATTTATCGTAGTTCGGATAACCTTCAAACTGTCTAATCTTTAAACGGAAGTTTGCACCTTCCCATAGATCAAACGGATTTGTTGGTTCTTCATCTTCAAACGTTGGGTTCATAAGATCATTCAATTTATCAAAGATCTTTTTACCGAACTGATACATGAATACTTTACCTTCATTCTCAGGATTGCCTGGGTCTTTGACTACATAGATGTTAGCAGTATACTTCAGCCTACGCTTCTGTTTACGTGCTTGTTCTTTGTCAGCCTCGACACCACTATTCCAAAGTTTAGAGTTAAACTCAGAAACAGGATCATCCTGATTTAATGTGGTTAGAGAGTTTTCGATATACCATAGACCTGTAGGTCCTTGGAATCCATGATCCCAAATCCTTACGAAAGGCATCTCTTCACCTTGAGAGGCGGGTAGGAAACGAATGACTGCGAAGCCATTGCCTGCCTTATCTCTTGTAGGTTTCCAGAATTTCCCTGCGTTAGGGTCTTGGTATGATTTTGAAGAAATCTTTTCGAGTTGAGAATTCAACTTGTCGAGAGTCTTCGAACGGTTCTTCTTAAGTGAAGAAAAGTCTGTTAGTGCCATAATTAGTTCTCCTTTATATATAGCGTTATATTGCGTAGTATTTAAATACCGAAATGATTCTTGATTAACTCTTGAAATCGTTTCGGCTCAAAATCGAGAAAGGGTTTATACTTTCGCGATTTGTTTATTATATCAAAAGATACGTGTTTGTCAACTACTTTTTCACTCCAATACGAAAATATATTCGCTTGATGAGAAAGAATAGTAAATGTTTCCAAACTAATCTTCTTCTGTAATAACAGAGTCATTACCAAAGGATGTTGTCCATCTATTGATATAAAGTTTCGCTTGTATTCATCATTAAGATGAGCAAGCTCGGATTTGAAGATATAACCTAATGATTCTATCCTCTTCCTCCAATTCGTGTATCTGGCTTCTCCTTCACTGTCGAGTAAATCTCGAACCCAGATGTTTTTATTTATTAAAAGATTACTCAAAATTAGACCTTGTGGGTCCTCTTTTTTCGATAATTTTGCGAACGAATATGCATCGTTTCGCGACATAAAGGTATCAAGATTTGCTCGTACCTTTCCATTATATTTAAAGTAATCGTAATTGTCCGTTGTAAAATGTTTCTTTAATGCCAGAAATTTAACATAAGTATTAAACGAATCATCACTTACTAAAGTCTGTGATATCTTGTTCATCTTCTTTCTTCACCATTCTCAAGTCAACTGCTTCAGTCCGTATCTTCTCTTTCAGTACCGAACTCTTCTTTACGATCTGCGCAATCGTTTCAATTTCAATACCATTCTTATCTGCGAAATGGCAAAGAGCGTCAATATAAGGTACTCCTTTTGAAATGTGTCTACTTATTTCGTGGTGTATTTTATCTGGTGTTAGAGCAACAACGGACATATCAGTGGTTTCCTTAGTTTCTTTTTTTGTCATGTATACCTTGTATTATATACTAGTTAACGTGATATGTCAATAGTTATTTTTTGTTTTGTGTAAATAAATCCGTTCAACGCTATTTGCATTGAACAGATCTATTATATCAAGTTTTTAGTTAGATGTCAATCTATTTATTAAGAATATGATGACATCATTATGATGAAGAACGGTAGGGCGATTGGGAATGATACTAGTGTACAGGCTTGTACTACGTTACAGAACTTACAGACTTTTTCATTATTTTTCAATTCGACAACAAATTGCGAAGTGGTCATTTCTCTCCTTCTTGGAATTATACGTATATTAAAATTATGTTACCACTGGTAACAGCAATTATATATACAAAGCTGAAGAGAAAACAAGAATAATTTTAGTTGATATTTAGTAATAGATTATATTACATTTCGTTATACGTTAACATTCCTCAAACAGAACGTTTTCTACATACTGATTCTTACGTTCTTCGGAGATACCCATTGAGAGTATTGAGCTATGAAGCATTTTGTTTAACTTTTGGTTATGACAATATTTGTTCTGCTGTACTAATGTATTACGCCAACCTTTCTTATGAACAGGATTGTCCATTTCCATTGTATAAAATTGAGCAAGTCTCCAAGCCATGTTACAAAGCTGTTCTGTTTCTTCTCCTTCACGAATACTACCTGCACCAACAATATCCTTTGAGAATATTTCTTGAGCCCAGTCTGGCATTTCCCTTGCTCTTGTCCATGTTAGATCTTTTGTCTCTAAACGAAACTTATCTGAGAATACAGTATTGTCATCGTCAAGTGGAGAGTAGTCACAAAAGCAACCAGAAATCTTTTTAGGATTTGCGACTATATCTAATCCGAAGATTGGAAGGTTTGTACCATAAGCAGGAAACAGATTGATATGCATTAACCATAATTTGTTTTTACCTACCGGTTCAATAATCTTTAAGTGACCTTTACGAATTGAATCTGATTCCCAAAACCAATCTGTCCATCCATCAAGATCTGCTATATGCTTTGGATTCTCGACTCTTGTCATCTTAGCATCAAATAAAGAAACTAAGTCTCCTGCCAATTCTCTAAGCTTGTCGAATAGAACCGACTCAATCATCAGCTTCATCCCAGCTTCTCATTTTACGAGCCATTGTATAATTCTCAGGTTCGTAATTATCAGAGTTGTTTCTATAGTTTTCCATAAGCTCATGGAATAATCGTTCTGCGTATTCAAAACAGTTCATTGCTTCGTCAGCCATTCCGTCATGTAATAGCTCTCTTACACTCTTAATAAGTTCTGCTCTATTCTCGAATTCATACATAAGACCCGACCCAGGTACGTTTCTTTTGATGATTTGTCCACCATGAGCATCTCCAAAATGACGCACGTATAGATGAGCAAGAAGACCTTCATTATTTTCCTCCTCTGCTAAAGATAAGATATGTTTATTATATTCTAGTGTTGACTCGAAGTTATCTTCAATTTCATCAAGATCATATGTTGATTCTAGTTCTTGAAGATCTTCTTCAATTAAGGTTGATCTAAAGATAGGTTCTAATTCCATTGGCACTTCAACGGCTGATTCTAAAACCATATAGTTTTGTAACTGTGCGTGTAGATATTCTTGATATAACTTGGGGCTGATTTGACCTGATAATAACATATCAGCAAATTCTGTTCTTTCTGCGTTGTCGTGATGTTGTCTTGTTAATTCTTTTAGATTATTTGCCACTGATGGACCTCCATTATTAAAATTCATATTGTATACGAAACTATTTATAAATAATTACTGAACTCAATTGTATATATCTCAGTAGGAGAAACTATGAATAACAAAGTACAATTTTGTGATGTAAAAGGTGAGGCTGAAAAGAAAGCCGAAATGGCAAAGATTGCCTATGAAGATGGTAAAGACGCAAAACCATTATTCAAAAAGTTAGGTTATACCGGTCATAAGTTTATTGACCATGACGGTGCACAAGCCCATTGTGTATGGAACAAAGAAGAGTTTGTTTTATGTTGCCGTGGTACTGAACCTACAGAACTCAATGATCTTAAAGCAGATCTCAACATTTGGCCTGATAAAGCGCAGGTTGGTGGTTGGGTACACAATGGATTCCAAAACGAAATAGATGATATCTGGGAAGATATTACTAAAGTACTAGTCAAGCACGTAGAGAAAAAGATTAGTATTTGTGGACATTCATTAGGTGGAGCAATGGCAACAATTGCTGCTTCAAGATTACTCGAATACAAACCCGTTCTATATACTTTTGGTTCTCCAAGAGTTGGTAATGCTGCATTCGTAAAAGAGTGTGCTGACCTAGAACATTATCGTTTTGTAAATAACAATGACCTCGTAACAGTTATACCACCTTGGTTTATGGGTTATCGACATCACGGTCAAGTAATGTATTTTAACTATAATGGTATAATTAAGAACCTTGCTTGGTGGAGAAAGTTAAAAGATAAAGTCCGCGGAATTGTTACCTCGTGGATCAAATTAAAGCCTTTTGACGGCCTTTCAGACCACTCAATGGATAACTATACAAAATATACTAAGGATAACTAATGGACATTTTAGAGAGACTAACGGACGATACTCTATGGATCTATACAGCAATCCTTGGCTCAATAGCTGGTGCAGCATTCTTATTTTGGTTTAAGGATACAAGAATGGCTCAGTGGGGAGTTGCTAAATTTGATGCGTTCTTAGAAATGTTGGCAGTACGATGGGGATGGACTTGGTTACAAACTGACCCTGAACTATGGAGAAAGAAATATCCTAAAATCGTTGCCAAGATTGAAGATCTAGAAACAAGAATCGAGTTTATGGAAAAGATTGCTCATGCACCAATTGAACCAG